ATGAAACACCCACCATTAAGCCGGTATGAGCTTATCCACATACGGGATACCATCAAAGACCCCATCGTCCAGGCATTGCTACGTGAAATAAGCCGCCTTCATGGCGTAGTGCGAGAATTAGCAAAAGCCGAGCGTTTTCTCATGCAGGAATGGCACGACAAGGTCAAGGATAAGCACACCGTCGCCTTCGATAACTTCAACAGCATTTTGCGTCCAGAAATGGAATACTATTTGAAGCCGGTCACCTATAAAGACATGGCCGACTATGTGCCAAATACGACGCCGCAAGATTTTACAGATCGATTGTCAAGCCCAATGGGAGGACCGAATGTGCGGAAGAATAAGACAGGCTGAGTTACCAGACGAGTATTTTGCGACTGTCTTCACGAATATGCATAAGATATTCGATCCAGGGGATGGGCTGCGATTCAACGTGCCGCCGGGGACGAAGCCAATTGTTATGCATGAACTGGATGGCTCCCCTACCCTTGAGCGTCAGTTCTAGGGGTATGCCCCGCCCTGGTACAAACGGTCACCAGTGAGTCGAGCAGGCTAAGGAATTATTGTCTGTGGCCCGGCCCGAATCGGCGTTTGAGTGGTATGAGGTGACGCGGAAGGTGGGAAATAGCAAGTATCAGGGCGAGGACGCGAGCACTCACTTGTAATCATCCAATCACGGGCACACCCCAAATGTAAGGCCGTAACCCCTCCGAATGGCGAGTCATCAGATTTGGAATATTACGTTTGAAATTTTCTGTGTTCTTTGCCTCGTTCATCCATTCTCTGACCCCATCTACAATATTCTGACAAAAGACACCAACATCAACGTTGAGTGCCCCATTTACTATGTTCATGTGGGGGATTCGACCGTAATTTCTCGGTTCCACAAATACGATACGTTCATACCCTAAGTTTCGATTGCTTGCCATTCCTTGGTGAAGTACCCCACAGCGGTAACCCCAACATTGCGTTCCGCTAAAACCCCCGCCTATTTTTGGCGCTACCCATTTATCGAACCACGCCTTGTATTTCGGACCACATGTTTTTCCATCTTCCGATTCAAGCGACGCACAGATATCAGGTAGTGCTAACGTGGCATATAAGGCCAACATGTAGTGACCGTTATGTAGCCCTTTTTCAATTTGAGTGAGAATATTTTCCACCGTTGTCCTCGTTGTGTTTATCTGATAGAGCATTACTAAGAGTAACTTACAATACAAGATACAACATTGAGGTTTTCCCGAATCTTCTACCACTGCTTTACTACAAAATCGTGCTTTGCCTTGCACTCGTAAAACCGAGTGATCGCATCCCCAAACGCCGGAGCCACCGAATAATAAGCAGCATCGGTCGGCTGCTTCGGCTCCACGCACTCAGCGAGATTGCCCGGTAAGGGTGGAAGCATAGAGAACGCAGATTGAGCACAGACTAAGTAAAAAAAGCCGCGAAGATTGCGGCTTTTTTTTCGTACAAGGTATTTATGCCACTTTGCGCACTCGCTCCTGTTGGGCTGATACCCAATACATATGTGTTCGTAACACGTTCAGCTCTAGCACAACTGAAGTACTTGATTCAGGCAACAGTCTTGCTGGTATGATCGCTTCTCCAACTGTCCAGCGCATCGGTGTACTATCCATCTCTTGCACTTCGTTCAAACCATAAAGCTCCGAATCACTCAGATCGATTTCGTAGCGCTGGTCGTTGGTGATGAGCGCAACGCCAGCTAACCCCACGCCAATGACGCGCGTGTCAGTGCGATCGATCAGCGACGTTTCACGCACAACCGCCGCGTTGGACAGAATGCGGATATCGCCTGATAGGCCAGCGGGCAATTCAAAGCGATACAGGCCTTTTTTCTTGCATGGCGTCTGTGGGTTGATAATCTGCCCGTTGACCTCGATTCGCAAATCGGTATCCGACGTGCGGACGGCTCCAGTTAATATTTCTGCACGCTTAAACAACTCTCGGCGGATCGGCTCAATGATCTCCGGGGTGATCTTCTGGACGTATTCCGCAAGCATCACGTGCTTGGGAGCAGGACCAAAGTCAGGATGGGCAGTGACAGTTCTGGCGTTCTGGAAAGAATTGCGATTGGTACCAACCTCCAGATAGCTTTCGGCAGCAGCGCCTTCGGCCAACAACATATCGAACTTTTCCAGCTCGACATGATAGTACTCGAACTGCTCAATTTCAAAGTCCTGCGTAATTGTGAGACCGTTGACCAGGGACAGTGCTGGAACTAGGGCGCCGTCGAAGTTGAAGTGGTGGCCAGGTGAAACGGTTAAATCTCGGTGAGGCACATTTTCAGAGAAAGCGCCTTTACAAATGCGGATCGGAGAGGCACGCAAAGCTTGTTCCGGCGGTAGTTGGTTACGATTCAGCTTGCGAAAACCGACCCATTTGACGGAACCTATGCCGCCAGAGGCTGTATGTACTATATCTCCGGCCTTGAGGCTTTCGACTTTGACTTCTCCTTTGGTGGTGGCAATATGGGTCCCTTTGATAAAGCAGGCGACCGTTACTTCTCCGTCCTCAATAATCAGTTCGTGATTAAAATTGGGATGAAGTGAAACTTTCATTAGAACGTCGCCTGCATCATCTTTAAAAACAAGGGTGTTCCATTCGTTTAGATAGGTATCAGTGGCATTGACTACTTTGATGACATCGCCAGGCCCAGGACCTTTACCTCCAGACATTACGCGGTTAGGATAATTAAACTCAAGTCCTGTTGTATCAAAAATAACTGTCGCTGATCCTTCGCGACCGTGGTCGTACCACGCTTGCATTTCATACGGGTTGTCCTTATGTTCAGCAATGAATTCTGGCGAAAATTCTAAGGTAGAGTTAGCATGCAGATGAACAGTAAATCGAGGAGGTTCGGTGTGCGACGGTGTTGGACCACCCGCATTGAGCCTTATGTGCATACCTTCGCTGGCGGTGAGATATACCTCCCCATAGTCTCCGGAACTATTGAAATTAGCAGAGATATTGAACACTTCTGATGTCGACGAGGTGTTAGTTAAATCGACCCAAGCGCTTTGTTTCCCAGGCATCAAAAAGTGTAAACTTTCGTCAAGATAATCAGCTTGATCAAGAACCAGATGATCTGAATTTGTCCCATTTGGAATCTGAATATTTGTCATTCTACCCCGCCGAATATTTTTTAATATTTTGAATTGTATACATATTTTTGTTTTATGTAAGGTGAAACTATGCTGGGCTCACTACTGCTTGACGAAAATTCACGTTTTACCTCGTCACAATCTCCGCCCAGTCCTGAATCGCATTCAGTTGCCGGATCGCCTGATCCCCCTGAATCACTATTCCGATAAAATCTTGAGCAGTCTGTCCGTCAATGTCGGCTCGTGTCGTTCCATTGTCCACGCCGGTGGCTTTGGCGTCTTTGGCGGCACATACGGGCTGCTTGACACGGATTGACAGCCGGCGCTTGCCATCAGCAACATCAGCGCGCAGCTGAGTAATAGTTTTCTGGGCATTTTGGTATTCATGAAAGTGTTTGATGTCCAGATCATTGACTTGCTCCTGCAATGCCTGCTCTCGCTGTCTGGCCGTCTCGTTGAGCACAGCGGTCTGAAGTTTGGCTAACGTCTCGTGGTCTTTGTATCCCTGCCTGTACTCGCTCCAGCCATAGAGCAGCCCCACTGCCACGGCGACGAGCGCCAAGATCAGATAGCCACGGATGCCGTTGATAAATGCAAGGATGGCTGTCATTTACAGATGTCCCCGAAAATGTCCCGCCCACCCCAGCAGTTTTTTGGCCTTGGCTGTGGCAGTAATCGGATGCTTCCCTTGGGCGCCTGATTTGGCAGAGACTTGGATCGCTTGACCGCGTTACTGGCCTGTCCAGCTGCCCTGCTCGCCGTGTTGGCTGCCTTTTGCGTCTTTGTGGCCACGTCATCAACGACGGTCGCCAGTTGCCCTAATTGGTCGGTATTCTGATCCTGCTGCGCGACAATCAACGGCAGTCGCTTTTCGATAATTTCTGTCAAGCGGGCTGACTGGTCCGTACCCGCCTTGATCTGTTTGTCCTTATCATCCAGTAGCTTGTCGAACTTTACGGTCAGTACAGAAACTCGGTTCTCTTCTTTTTCGTCCGCTTGCTTCAACTGGTGTTGGTAGTAGACCGAAATCGGGCCGCCCGCAATTAGCCCACCAAGCAGCACGAACGCAGCGATCGCTAAATAGACCTTGAATTTATCGATGAATGTAAAGAAGTACTTGGTCATTTGATCCCCTTGAGCGCCTGAATTTCTGAGGTCAGTTCTGCAATCTTCTGATTCGCCAATTCAAGCTGATATTTGATCAGCGACATTTCCGTCGCCATCTTCATGTATCCAGCTTCCCTTTCACGGTAGCCAGAGATATCAAGCTGCAGCCGGTCGATCATGTCCTTTTCTGCGCGATTGTTCGCAGTAGACGACTCCCATCCGGATTTCAATACCGGGAAGATGACCTTTGCCAGCCAAGCGGCGCCGCCAATCCCCAGGCCTGAAACCACCAATTGCCACCCGTTCATATCCGGCATGGGTTACCCCTGAATGAATTTCTGGGCTGCCTGATAGTTCGCAGGCCATGTGCTCTGATGTGGCTTACCGGGCCGCCAGTTCCAGATATACGTTTTCCAGGCTGCCGTCTGCGCACCGATCTCCGGCAATGAACGCGGATCAGTCCACAGCAGCAGCCGGGCGAACGCACAGGCCAGCACCTGATCGCGCTCGATCGCGTCAAATACTGCACCCCTCTCCCACTCCACACCCAGCCGAGCGCACACATCACGTGCGTAACCCTTGCTGGCATCGTGGTTCATCACCCCCTTTACACCACCACCTGATTCAAATTGCCAGTACCCATGCGCGGGCCCGCCGATCTGGTGGGTATGCTCGAACCGGCTTTCCTGCAAACCGATGGCCAAGAGCATGACGCGAGCCTTGTCACTGTCCATCCGGGCAGGCAATAGCTGCATCGATGTGTCGATCAGTTGAACTGATACTTGTTGGATTCTTTGTAGGCCGGGTCGATATCAATGGAGATATTTACGCCCTTATCGTGGCCCCCAAAAATCAAGGCGAATTTGATAGTACCTGGGGCGAGTATGGAGAAAAGATCAAAGGAGCCAATTGGGTAGCTGATGGGCTGAGAAACACCGAAGTAATGGCAGCTGCTGGGCTCGCCATCGCCATGCAAGCCCAGGATCTGAAAATCAATGAAAAATCAGATTGGTACATTCCAGCCCGCGACGAACTTGAAATTATCTATCGCAACCTGAAACCAACAACCCGAGAGAACTGGTGCTCATGGCGCGATGGCGATAACCCAAGTGCGGTACCGCCTTCTTCTGAATACACCGAAGACAACCCAGGACAGACCGCCGTGAAAGCCTTCCAGGAAAATGGGAGCGAGGCTATGGATCCGGTCTGGTATTGGACCTCCACGCAGGTCAGCGCCAACAGCGCTGCTATTCAGAGTTTTTCTGATGGGAGCCAGAGCACCAGCGACAAGGATAGTGTGCTCCGAGTCCGAGTTGTCCGCAGATTAAAAATTGTGTAATTAATCCATTTTCAACGTCACGTATCCACAGGAATATCAAAAATGAGCCAAATAGTCATACTCGATATTGATAAGGCGAAGGTCAATATCCCATTGCAAATGCTGCTGGATCAGCTGGCCGGCAGCATCAAAGCCACCACCCCAAATGTGCCAAAAATCGGCGAACCATGGCCCGGCCAGGGCGGCGTATATGCCGGCGTCATGCGTGGGCACGGCGGTAAGCCTGACTACCACCTGATCCTTGCCGTGGATCCGAGCGCCAAGTTCGAGGAGCTTGAATGGGGTGAGCGTGGGGCCAAGATCGAGGGCTCCGACGATGAATGGGACAGCCAGGCCAATACCCACGCCATTATGCAGTGCGAGGGGGATTTTGCAGCTGCTGGGGCAGCGATTAATGTGTTTGTAGACGGTCACCGCGACTTCTACCTGCCCTCCAAGCGCGAATCCGCTCTCCTTTACGCCAACCTACCGGACCAGTTCGAAGGTGGCTGGCATTGGACTTCCACGCAGGTCAGCGCCTACAGCGCTGCTGTTCAGAGTTTTTCTTATGGGGACCAGTACTACATTCGGCAAGGATAGTGAGCTCCGAGTCCGAGTTGTCCGCAGATTAACCATTTAATCCTTTAATTATTACGGCCCTCCACACTGAACTACCGATCCATAAGGAAGCTTACGACCTTCTGGACAATCTGATGCAGCTGGCAAAGAACCTGCCTCGCGACATGAAAATACTCCTGGGCGAGAAGCTCCGGGACGAAAGCCTTTCTGTCCTGGACATGGTTTTCAAAGCCAACAGCAGTCAGGACAAGGTCCCGCATCTGGACGCGCTGATCAGCAGCCTGCAAATTATTGAGCTGCTGTGTCGGCTGGCTAAGGATCGCAGGTACATATCGGTGGGTCAGTATGCCGGCGCCATAAAACTAACCGGATCCATCGGTAAACAAGCCGGCGGCTGGCGTAAAAAATTCATGTCCGCGCCCGCTTCACAGTCGTCAAGGCGACCGTGACAGTGCGATTTTTAATCTGGTTGTGCCGCTGGACTACAAACCCACCGCCAGGCGCACCACAGAAACCACCCGCTGACGCTGGCAGGTCTGGCGCAGTTCCCCAGCTGAATATTCGGCTGGGCGACGTAGATAGCACAACAGACGCAGGTCAGCGCCAACAACGCTGCTATTCAGAATTTTTCTAATGGGAACCAGAACAACAACGACAAGGATAATGAGCTCCGAGTCCGAGTTGTCCGCAGATTGGAAGTGACATGGAAGCAACCTTTACATTCGAAGAGCTGGCGCAGGCCTATTTCGATTGCCGCAAGCATAAACGCAATACCGCCAGTGCATTGGCTTTTGAAGCGCGTCTTGAGCGCAACTTACTGGATCTGGATGATGAATTGAGATCCGGCGCTTACCGGCCAGGGCCCAGCATCTGTTTTGTCATCACCCGGCCCAAGCATAGGGAAGTCTGGGCGGCCGACTTCCGGGACCGGATCGTGCACCACCTGATGTACAACAAGATCGCCCCACGCTTTCATGCTCGGTTCATTGCCGACAGTTGCGCATGCATTCCAGGGCGCGGCACGTTATATGGCGGAAAACGCCTGGAATCAAAGATCCGGAGCATTACCCAGAATTGGGCCCAGCCAGCCTATTACCTGAAAGCAGATCTGGCCAATTTCTTTGTGTCGATCGACAAGCGGGTCGTACTCAAGTTGGTGGCCCGGCAGATTGCAGAGCCGTGGTGGCTGCAATTGACAGAACAGATCCTGATGCATGACCCGCGCCCTAACGTGGTTCAGCGAGGCGATCCGGCGCTAATCGCCATGGTTCCGGAACATAAGCGCCTGGGCGGCCAGCTGCCCGCGTTTGGTCTACCCATCGGCAACCTGAGCAGTCAGTTCTTTGCCAATGTCCTGCTCAATGAGCTGGATCAGCGCATAAAGCATCTGCACCGGGCGCGGCATTATGTTCGCTATGTCGATGATTTCATCATCTTGCATGAGTCCGCTCAATGGTTGAATCAAGCGCACGACGATATCTCGGCCTATCTACCCGACGAACTGGGCCTACGCCTGAATCCGACAAAGACCATTCTACAACCGATTGAGCGCGGCGTCGATTTTGTAGGACATGTCATCAAGCCCTGGCGCCGCACGCTCCGCAAGCGGACAGTCAATGACGCGCTGGCGCGCGCACAAGCGCTGCCGGCCGCCGATGTGCACACAACCATCAATAGTTACTTTGGCTTATTCCGCCAGGCCGGCAAGAGTCACCATCAGCGTGCTGTGCTGGCTAATACTGCCCGCCGGCACGGACACTGCGTGAACGCAAAACTCACAAAAAACTATAGGAATCAACCATGATCAGACTCACCGACTACGAAGGCCGGGCGCACTACGTTTCCCCTCTCGCAATTTCCCGCATTACTGAGGCAGGGCCCAACTGGCACGGCATTGCCTGCTATGTCCGCACCTTCGATGGAAAAGTGATCGAAGCCCGCGATTCGGCATCGGAAATCGCCGATCAGATCAACAAACACCAGGTGTATGCACCAAGCAGTGGAGAAAAGCCGCTATGACAGAGCGCCCAATCTTATTTTCGGCACCAAGACTGATATTGAAAAAGGAGAATACATAATGGGTTGGTCATTAGGCTTCGATAGTAGTTGGCAACGCGATATCGGATATGGCGTCCCGGCAGTTTGCGACCATCCGGATTGCAATGAAGAAATCGACCGGGGGCTTAGCTTTGTCTGCGGTGGTGAACCTTACGGCGGCGACCGTGGGTGCGGTCTGTACTTCTGCTCAGCGCACTTGTACCTACATGCAAAACTGCCTCAGCTTTGCTGCCGCTGCTCACCAAGAATCAAGAACCCATTTACGGCAAAGCCTGACGTTGTCGAATGGATCAATCACAAGTTGACTGATGAGTCATGGAGTGATTGGCGACGCAAGAATCCAGAATGGGTGGCTGCCATGCAAGCAGACCAAGCAGAGTGATGATCGAGTATGTTACATCAGCCGGCGCCAGTTTCTCATTCTCAGGGTGGAACGCATCAGAATCACCCCTTGAATGCTGGGATAGCCGTGACTGGCTGAAATGCCTACACGGCTGCATGCTCTGCCTGAGCCTGCTGAATGATCCCGAAGCAACCCAGCGCGCAATTGAAGACGATGGCATATTGCATGAGCTCGTGCACTTGGAAGCCGACATCAACATTTGCCTTCACGGCAGCATGGACAACATCAGAGCACAAATTGAATCGCTGCAGGCAAGATTGAACGAGGTCTTGCTGGCAGAACTGGAGGAAATATGAAAGAACGCCCAATTCTATTCAGCGCGCCCATGGTCCGTGCCATTCTGGACGGCAGCAAGACCCAGACGCGCCAGATTGCGAAAGGCGTGGTAGCGCGTCACGCTCGGACTGGCGAGGCGCTTTCCGATCTGGACAGTGCCGGGCCGCGTGTGTCCTGCCCCTACGGCCAGCCCGGCGACCGCCTCTGGGTGCGCGAAACTTGGCAAGCCTGGAGAAGAACCAGCTATGAGTATGACGAATGGGAGGTTTGCGATGTGCCGCCGTCGCAAATCATTGATGAATACGGGGAGCTATTGAATATAAGGCGACGTCGGAATCTATGGGACCGTGGCGACCCAGCATCCACATGCCACGCTGGGCCAGCCGCATCGATTGTTTGATAAAGGCAGTCCGCGTCGAGAAGCTCCAAGATATCAACGAAGACGACGCAATCAAGGAAGGTCTGACCGCGATCACCGAAAATCGGGCGGTATTCAAGTACGGCGTATCAGATCGAAACGGTTGGGCAAGCGACATGGACGGCGGTTTACCTTGGACCGAATGGGATACAGATCCGCGCATCGCCTTCATGAAACTCTGGCAAAAAGTAAACGGCGCTGGAACTTGGGAAGAAAACCCGTGGGTATGGGTGGTTGAATTTGAACGAGTGAAGCCATGAATGACAGAATCGATAAAATCATGGAAACCACATCAAGAGCGTGGAGCAATCATATGAACCTGCCCTACCTTACCGACATAGAGATAGACGAGATCTGCAGCCCGTTGAAAAGCAAAGCGGCGCAACGACGATATCTGGCGGAGACGCTGGGATTATTGGTCCGCAAAAAGCCAAACGGACGGGCCCTGGTGGCCAGGTCAGAGTTTGAGCGTGCAATGGTAGCGCGGCCGGCTGGCGACGGATCCGGAGATTCAACGTCCCAACCGAACCGCAATGCCTACTTGCGACATATTGGAAAAGAAAAACGACATGGGACGTAAACGAAAGGATAACAGCCTCGGGCTTCCCCCGCGCGTGTATGCAAAGCACGGTGCTTTCTACTATGTTCATGAGGATAACCGATGGGAACGTATTGGAACTGATCTCGCGGAAGCCCGCAAACGGGGTGTTCTCTATGCGGATCCGGAGAGCCGTTTCGGCACAGTGGGCTATTGGCTGGAAATGTTCCTGATCCATTGCCAGGAACGGACTGCCATCGATCGGAAAAAAGGCGGTCTGTCGCCCTTACGCTGGATGACTATAAGAAGACTGTAGTTGTTCTTAAATCGTATTTTAGCGATATGCTTGCGCACCAGGTAAAGGGACATCACGTCGCAGAGTATCTGGATCTGGGCTTGAAGAATAATCGTGGAGTACGCGCAAACCGGGAAAAAGCGACTCTTTCAGCCTGCTACTCGTGGTTAATGCGCCGGTCAGATACAGGAGTTACCTACAATCCTTGCGTCGGGATCCGCAGAAACAGCGAATCGAAGCGAGACCGTTATGTCACAAATGCGGAACTGGAACAGGTACGGGCATTGGCGACCCGGAACGTACGCGCCTTGCTGGATCTGGTGTATCTCACCCTGCAGCGGCCAGAGGATATCATCGAATGGGCGCCTACGAACATCGTCAGTAAACAGGAATCGGACGGAAGGATCGTTCGCGTGATTCGCAACGACCAGCGCAAACGAATGGGTAACGGCGGAAAAGTCGTGGACATTCTAATCACGCCAGAGATCGAGGCCGTTCTGGCCGAAATACAGCCAGAACCCCCTATATTACTAGGTCCGTATACCCCATTTTTGCGCAATAGAATGGATAATGGTTACACCTATGATGGACTATCCGCAATGTTGCGCAGATACATCAAAAAGGCCAGTGTGCCCTCCTTCGGCTTCTATGACATGAAAGGTAAAGGAGCAACTGATATGTGGCGCTCTGGAGTGCCTCTATCGCAGATCCAGGTGCTCTGTGGACACGAGTCTGTCAGGACCACAGAGATCTATGTAAAAGCGCGCTGGGTGGAGACCGTAGAACCCAACCGGACCCGCAAAAAGGCCTAAATTTCTGTCTAATATGGGATCGGATGCCCTTATTTTATGCGGCTTACAGAGCCTCCACCGCGACTCATATTTTAGACACCGATCAAACAGAAACCCCAGTATTTGTTGGCCTTGCAGTGTGATAGACAATCAGGAATCATAATCTGCAGGTCCCCCGTTCGAATCGGGGAAGAGCCACCATTTACACAGTTTTAATCCGTAGATATATCATACAGTTAGGCCGCCTCGCACGCGGCCTTTTTGTTGTCTGCAACAAACTCAACCACTTGCGGTGACCACGTTTGCGTGGATGGCCAGATGGTCCGCATTCAAGTGTGCATACTTCTTAACCATTTCAAGATTTTCCCAGCCTCCCATTTCCTTGAGCACAAATAATGGAGTGCCGGCCTGAATGTGCCAACTTGCCCATGTGTGCCGCAGATCATGGAAATGAAAATCCTTGATGCCAGATTTCTTGGCCGCCAGATTGAACGACCTGCGATTGATGTCTGAACTGTGCACCTCTGTGTCGCGAGTATCCTTCTTTCGGTCCTGGGCACTGCGGTGCTCATTTTTTTGAGGGGTCCCCGGATGTTGCATTCTCTGTTTGGACGTCTATTCCAGACGATCTTAAATCTGTTCTCCCAGTCGAATTTGCCAAATACCTTGGATACGGACTCATCGCCGCGTCCTGGGTCGCCCGCACCATCCGGCAATTCAAGCTCATTGAGCGAAGCCGAGATTACGGCGCCGAAGCGATGGCTGGCATGGGCGGGACACAACATCGTGACGAGGGAGTTCTGCCTGAAGGTGATCGACATAGCGATTCGGCTGGGAGTGAGTCCGGATCACCTGATAGCCTGCATGGCCTTCGAGACCGGGCCGAAAACGCGGTTTCTGCCGAACGCTCGGAACATGGCGGGTAGCAGCGGGACCGGGCTGATTCAGTTCATGGCATCTACCGCTAAAGGCTTGGGCTCGACCACCTCTGCGCTGGCCGCCATGTCAGCGCTTGAGCAGCAGGACTGGGTCGAAAAGTACTTCCAGCCCTATAAAGACAGGATGAAAACACTTGAAGACCTGTACATGGCCATTCTTTGGCCAGCTGCTGTCGGTAAAGATCCAGGCTATGTCCTGTTCAGAGAAGACACGCTGGCCTATACCCAGAATGCAGGACTGGACACAAACAATAATGGTCAGATCACTATACAAGAAGCGGCCGCCAAGGTGCCGGAAACGCTGAATGCAGGCTTGCAACCGCCTTTCTAGACTGAGGTCTAGCGATGAGCGCAATTTCTTGCAAGATATGGGAATGGGTGGCCGGCGCCGCGGCGCTTGTTTTGGCTGCGGCTGGCTTGTACCTGCGGGGCAGAAATACGGGGCGGGTGGATGAACGCCAGGAGCGGGATGCGTCGGTCGCGAGACAACAAACGGAAGCGCGGAAAACCGTGCGCGAGGTGGAAAATGAAATTAACCAGACTGATGATGCTGGCGTTATCGATCGTGCCCGTCGCTGGGTGCGCAAACCGCGTTCAGGTGGGAGTTGATTACTGCCAGACGACCAGCACGATCTATTGGACAGATGATGCAGAATTGACGACCACGACCACGCCTGTCGTTCGGCAGATTGTGCGGGAAAATCAGAAGATCGAGTGGCTGTGCGGCAAATGATTGGAGCAGCGACTATCATCTTATAATTGGCGCTTGCAGGATTGGGCGAAAATCGTTATTGAATGGGCTGCGGTACTGTTACCACTTGATCACTGAGATCATTTTATTGACTCGCAATAATTTGTCGATCCTAGAGAGGAAAAATTCCGGGGTGGACCCCAATTTTCAAACTGGCATATACTGAGCTACGATTTTCAATTTACAGCGAAACAGTAGAGCAGTGTCTGGCTCTCAAACTGGAGATTACTCCGTCTCAATAGTATTTCGTTCTAATTCATATCGTGCTGGATTTTGGTGTACGTTATTTTTAATATTTGTAACCAACTAGGATCGAAAAAATAATGTCAACTTATGACACTTGGATCGTTTATTCCATACAATCAAATGCGGCATAAGCCTCGCGCCCTTGGCATTAAGGGATACGATCATCCAGTTCTACAAGTGCAATTGCCCATCTTTCGCGTGACCTCATACCACTCAAACGCCGAGTCTGGCGGGGCTTGATCAATATAGACGATGCCAAGGTTAACTAGTAAAAACGAGTGTAGCCGACACGGATCAAAAAAAAGAGCACCCATTCGGATGCTCTAGTTATCTGGCGTTTGAACTGCTTATGCGGCTCGACGCACTTGGGATTCTTTTACACCAATCCAATACATATTCGTGCGCAACACATTCAGTTCCAGAACGACAGGAGCAGTTGAGGAAGGAACCAAACTTGCAGGAATGACCGCCTCTCCATTCGTCCAGCGCATTGGAATACCATCCATCTCCTGCGCCTTGTTAAATCCAGTCAGCGACACATCATTCAGCTCGATTTCACTATGCTGGCCTTCAATTACGAGCGCTAAGCGTGACAGGCCCACGCCTACAGTACGTGTGTCTGTGCGGTCGATCTGAGACGTTTCACGCACAACCGCGGCGTTGGATAGAATGCAGATATCACCTTGAATACCCGCGGGCAGTTCAAATCGGTAAAGACCTTTTTTCCTGCAAGGTGTTTGAGAATGGATGATTTGGCCATTGATTTCAATGCGCAAACCCGTATCGGCAGTGCGAACTGCGCCCGTCAATATTTCCGCCCGCTTGAATAGATCGCTGCGTATCGGCTCGATGATATCGGGCGTGATCTTTTGGACATACTCTGGCAGAAATACTCGTTCAGGCGCTGGCCCGAAATCAGGATAAGCGGTGACGGTTCTGGCGTTCTGGAATGAATTGCGATTGCTGCCCACCTCCAGATAGCTTTCGGCAGCAGCGCCTTCAGCCAGCAGCATATCGAATTTCTCCAATTCGACGTGATAGTACTCAAACTCCTGAATATTGAAGTCCTGGATTATGGTGATGCCATTGACCAAAGACAGCGCCGGCACCAGGGCGCCATCGAAACTGAAGCGGTGGCCAGGAGAGACGGCCAGATCGCGGTGGGGGATATTTTCAGCGAAGGCACCTTTACAAATACGTATAGGAGAAGCACGTAAAAGATGAGAATCTGGAATACGGTTTCTGTTCAGTTTGCGAAAACCAAGCCATTTCACGATGTTAATTCCGCCTGAGGCGGTCAGCACTTTATCGCCTGCTTTTAAGGTTTCGACTTTGACTTCCCCGTCGGGTGTAGCGATGTGTGTGCCTTTTAAGTAGCATGTAAACACCAGTGTATCGCCCTCCAATTCCATTGGGTCATAAATCCATGGGGCGCTGAAATTGCCAACGATTTCACCTTCACTGTTTTTGAAAGTAAGTACACTATCAACATAACTATAACTGTCAGCGCCAATAACCTGTATTTCTGAACCCGGACTAATGACCGTTAATCGAATCAATGGGTCGGACTGATCAATATTGGTTCCTGTTGAGTCATATATAAGCTTGCCACTTCCAAAAACCCGAATATCAAAAGGGACTTGTCCACTGGATAGAAACTCCGGTGTAAATTCAAGTGTGGAACCATTTTCAACAAAAACGGTGGGCCGGGCTGCGCTAGTATCACCTTCCCATGCAGTAAACTCAACAAGTTTGACGTTGGCCCCATCTTCTAACCGTATGCCGGTGGTATAGCGAGAGCCCTCCTCACCCAAGACTGCCAAATTGAGCGAGTCAGGGGAGTCGGATGAATTTTTGATTATTAATGTGCCGAGATCGCTATTGTTCACAACTTGCACATTAAGTGTGCCGTCTTCACCGTAGTCAGCCTGATCGACCGTCAAAGTCTCTACGTCATAATCAATAAGAATATCTGCCATATTTTCACCTATCCCGTTAATGATTAATTTTTGTCTTGGATGGGTGAGCCTGCATATTCACCCTTACCGTTTGTAAATAATTGAAATATTTAACAGACCGATTATTAGCATATATGGTTTGAAAATCAACGGATATTTATGTTTGCTCCCTTCGAGCAGTGAAATAATTCTTAAATAAAACAACTATTTATGAAATATGATAGTAAATTGTCATTGAGATTGGGATTTTTAGACAATCTATCGGCCGCACCAAGCCCTGTAATTCCGATTACGCTCCAGTGTCTGACGCTTGATTGACATGGGCGTTGCCCGGAACTCGTCCATCACTACCGGGAAATCTCGCTAAACGCGTGGAACCGAAACCGCCGCTGGATGCAGCTTATAATTCGATTATTTTGACTTGAGGCTTTAATGGAATGTTGATTTTCGGCGTCAATGGTTACCGAGTCATGCGCATTGGCATGGCGAGCTAACCCTTGAAGGTAAAGCGGACTCTGTGGTTGCATAGTGGTAGATTACAGACAGCGATCTTATTGATACTTCCGCTTTTTTCACCACTTTAATAACTCAATACTCGTCGTCATCGTAATGCTCGCCAACGTTCTCTTGGTCAAGTGTATAGATCACCGCCTGAAATAGATTTGCTGTGTTTTGCATAACGTCCTCAGGAAACTCAATTTTCCCGTCTACCAGAAATTTACGCTCAAGGTAATTTAAAACATCTTGAATTGTATGTTGTGACTTACTGGAATACGAAACTGGGTCGTGTATCAACTCGACCAAATCACCCTCGGAATCCACATCGCCAAAGCCATATTTTCCTGATAGTGAATAGTCGTAGAATTCATTGCCATATTCAAACATGCCAATGACTGGGGACGGCCGTAAGTCGTTATAAATATCGACAATTGTCAAAACACTGCCGTCTCTGGTGCGCCATTTTTGGCCTATTCTGAGTTTCATGTGGTTTAAATAATTTATGTTTTGGCTTTTAAATATCGTAACATAAATTATTAATTGATACATAACCGTTGCATGATGTTGGTGCAGCAACGCTCTACTCTAGTAGAAATAGGCACGCTTGCGTCCTAGACATGAACACATCCGTTCCTTCGTTCGATGGGCCAAAGTCAGTATTCAGCCTTAGGCGCATAAAATACGGCCAGTGGTAATAATGGCATCTGACCGCATTTCTAACTCAACTTATTGCTCATGCGCAGCATTGCAAGTAACTGTGATTCCAAACCGTCCGCTACGCGGTTCTCCCA